AGGACCAGCGTTTCCCATTGGGGTTACATAGAGATTTGTAAATTCCCCTCTACTAAATAGAGTTCCACTCATGCTATATCCTACTTGATTAAACACATGTTCAACCATGTTTTTCAATCGAATACTAGGTCGCAAATCCAAATATGTAATACCATCACCAAAATAGATATTGTTATTGATGGCGTATTTACTATACACCCAGCCTTGATTGTAATCCTTAATATCCCATATTACTTTTCCTGCAAACAATCCACCAGTCCATGATGCCTCCGCAGTTGCGTTGTCAATCGTATGGTCATATGCACTCCAATCGATTTCATCTAGGGTTTTTTCGCCCCATGTTGATGTTAGATTTTTAACTTGTCCATAGAAAACAACGGAATATGATTGCGGTAAACCATTACTGAAATCTACGCTAAGCATCTCTAGGCTACCATAAAAAACTGGAATACCATAAATTTCAATCGATGCTGGTAAACGCAAATTTGGGTTCCATGTTGGAAACTCGATATTCTCGGAAAAGTAATTGGCAAAGATGCCGTTATTTATATCCGTTGCTGGTATCTGAAATGACTGCGTATAATCAGTAAATATGGTTTCAATACGAGAAAAATCCTTGACTTGCCTAGTTAGATTAATGCTCTCGTCTTGGAATAAATCGGCTGGTACCATCTCATTGAATGTGCCACCCAATGCTTGTAATTTTGCCGTAACACATTCTTGTCCTTCGATAAATCCATTGTTAGTCCTAGCGACATAGGATGTCATGATAGGAGTAATAGTATCGGTTGTACTATTGCTGATTAATAGGGCAAATCTCATCGTACAATCTTGTTAATATAGGGCTGAGAATATTCGAGATTTAAGGTATACTGAATCAGTTTGGCATTGGTTACTCGCTTACGCTCCATATTCATGTCGGTGCAATTAACTCCGTAATAGATTCCATCATAAGCAAAAGTTATCGCCTCACTCATCATAAGTTGCCCCATATAGGTTACATAACTTTCTGGAATCCAGTTGGTGCTGATGACCATGTTCTCTTTGCTCTGGATATTGAATTGTCTGGTTTGCCTCATGCCGACTGCCCATGCCGATGTCAAATCTGAATTGGTAAACAACGCGGTTTGATAGTCCTCCCTATTGACTGCCCACGATGGCTGATAAACTCCGTTGAATGTCATGCCCTCATAAACTCCAAATCGATTAAGGAATAAAACCGAATACGCTCCGTATCGAGTCGCACAATCGAATATGACTGGGATGGTTTGTGTACCGCCTCCAGATAGATTGAAAACGATGTTGCAATTTGTTCCCCATAACCCTGCCGTTGTCAATGCCGTTTTGATTTCAAAGCCTTGAATCTGTTGAGTGCTTAGCGTTCCAGCCGTTGGAGTAATTGTCGTAGCCCCAATAGTTACGCTAGAAACTCCGCTCTGATTGTACCATAGGTAATCGATTGTCGTATCTGGGGTAAGCAAAATCTGAGTTCTATCTGTATAAACATTCTGTGCAAAGGCACTATTGATTCCATCCTTAGTAAACGAATATCCCCTTGTGGCTAGGATGCGATTGCTATTTACTGCGGTGCTTACTGGCGTAGTCCCTCCAGCCGTATTGAATCCAGATACTTTTATTTGTACCCAATACGCCCCTAAATCAATTAAAGGAGTTAACGCCCCAAATACTAGATAATTCGTTTTTACATATTGAGTAACTAATCGGCTGATATCCATATACGCCCTTCCGTCTGCATAGGCATCTGGTAACTTGGTTAGCGTTGCGATTGGAGTAACTGGAATTGTTGTAGAACCAGTCCATACAAATACCTCGAATTTATAGTAAAATCCTGCCGTTGCTTTTTGACTTGCATCATTGACTTGGTAAATCAAAGGGCTATTCGCCCCTAGTTTTCCACTCGGTTGCTGAGTATATGTAATTGCCATTATCGTAATCCCTTAGTAATTATGTTCTGTAAATCTTGGTTCATTGCTTTGCTTAAAGCACTATTGTATCTGCGTAAAATATCCTTGCGTTCTGGGGCTACAAAATCGTACCCCTCGATGCCAAAATACTTGATTTTTCTGTTCATCAGAAAACCCAGAGTACGCTTATCCATTTTTTTAAATTGACCTTTTTCGTTTTTAGGCTTAATCCTTTTTTGTTTTATCCAACTATCCATGTTGCGTACTGGAATCCCTTTCCCCTTTTTACGCCCTTCGATTAGGAACTTTGCGTAGGATGGCATTGAAACGGAGTAATCCAATGGACCTTTTGAAACAACTTTGGTATTGTTCAACAGATATCCAGATGCAACCATGTTGCTCGTATACGATCCTTTTTTTACACTTAGAGGTTTCCAGCCTTTTCCATTCCTCGCCCATTTAACACGCAACGATGTACGCTTCCGCTTTCGCCTCATTGCACTCTGCAACGCTTCCTTAAAAGCGATTGCCATACGCTCTAGTTGAGCATCTGTCTTGGGTAGATTAACACCAGCCATCAGTTACGATTGGGTTAAGGATTATCAATGTAATTTCCCCAGTATACCCAGTAAGAACCGCATCCAAATCCTCCGCAAATGGAGTTAATGAATAAGGTTTTTCAATCTGCAAAGTGTTGTACAATGCTTGTTCCATGTACTCCATCTGTTTTACAAGACGGATATAGATTTCCTGCAACACAAAGGCGTAGTTCGCATTTTCTGTATAGCCGTATTCCTCGAATAATTCCGCATTAGTCATGCCTTGAAAATCGTTTGAGTAATGAATATTCTGGTCGGCTACCATAATTGAATAAGTAAGCCTTGCCGTACTAGTATCTACATCAATTCTGGTTAATGTAATATGCAATAAAGGGAAAACTGTAATCGCTTTAAAATCGTATTCGGTCATGCCACCATGTGAATATTGTGCATCCATCCTAGATGCTACTTGTTTCCAATAGTAATTACCAGTTCCTATGTGATTTTTAGTTATGTTCATTTTCGTTTGATTGCTTTCTCTTGGACTTTTTGCCAGTCAATTTTATAACTTGTAAAGATAAGGGCTTGATGTAAAGTAAGTTCCGATATAGGTTCAAGTTTGAGAGGGTCTCCATTACATAAACCGATAAGCCATCCAGACCAGCCCCATTTGTTATTAAATGACTGAAGGCTCGTTTCAAACCCCCATCCCTCCGTTTTTTCGGTGCTTTCTCGTTCTTCTTTGGTTCCAAAAATTTCTGGATATAACTCAATAATTCTGTCCCGATATCGCAAAAAAAAAGATGTGCCCCCAACGCAATAGTAACTGGCATCTCCTTAAAGGCATCATTTAACAATCCTTTGTATGGCTCTATTTGATAATGCTCGTACGGATGTTCCTCGATGATCGGTCTATAAAGTACGCTCATAACTTTCCACAGATTTTTCCTGCTCGTTTGGAATGTCTCTAAATCGACAAATTCTCCAGCCGTAATTTTGTCAAGGTTGGGAATGAACCCATATTTAACTCCGAGATATGTAAAACGAGGCTCATATTTTGGCTTCTGTGACAATATCTCGTTTATCTTGGAGGTGATATCCTCCATCTGTTCTAGCGTTAATCTGCGTACCTTCTCTGTACTTATTTCGCACATAATGGAAATGGTCTGAATAGCCAATGCTTCTGTACTAGGATTTGTATCAATAAAATCCATCAGTTCTAACCATTGATGTAAACCAATATCTTCCAGTTTTTGAATTTGTTTCATTCTCTAATATAACGATGTTTACTGAATATGTTTGAATTACAAAGGCTGGTTTCCCAGCCAATGTAAGAGTTGCTTGTTTTCGGTTAATCCTCGATTTGCTTGTATAAATCGTTAGCCCATTTTTCGAGATCGTCTAAATCTGTATTGGGTTTTAAGTCAAACTCTATCTCCTCACCATCCTCTGGGTTTGTCCATAGTGCTGAGACATCCGTCTTTTTAAGGTCGCAATTAATCGGCATACAGAGAGTAAATGAGTAATCCTCCAGCCAGAGATATGTATACCCCGAATTGTTGTTTACTCCTATCTGTCCATAGCCGTCAATGTTCATACCGATTTGTTCTGCGATTTGGATTAGGAACATAGCCTTTTGGCGTTCCCATCCGCACATCGTGTTAAGTGATTCAAAATTCATAATATGCTGGTTCTGTTTTAGTGTCTACACATTTAAGTTCTCCATGTTGGCTGAGTGTCCAATAATTCGTTGTCGCTTTGCCATGCTTAGTAATTATTAGTCCCTCCTCGATGCGGTCAAGGTTTATTGAATGTTCTCCTCGTTGTTTGAGTTCGTGCATCAATAAAATCAGATTGTCAATTATAGTGCCTCTCATGATTAATTGTCCTCCTCGTTAAGTTGTTTTTCTAACGCCTCTTGGTATTGATTAATGCCCATGTTATATCGTCCGCCATCGAGCCATCCAGTTAAATGTGGGATGATGTAAGCGTTAGCATGGCTTTCATGTTCTGTGCCTTGTAAAGCATCAGAGATTTGTTTGATTACCATTCGCAAATTGTAATCGGCTTGTTCAAGGGCTTCAATGCGGTCCTCGAGTTCGTCTGGTGTTAAGTTTTCCATTTTGCTAGTTCTTAATTGTTTATCAAAGATATTTCCTATTTTCTAAAAATGCAAATTTATTTGTAAATTTTTTTAGTAGTTATACGATTGGTATCTAGTTAATGTTATCGTTCCATTTTTCAACTCCATTTTCATTCCACCTCCACAAGGGCATCCGCAACAATCCCATTCATGTCCGCATGAATAAGCGTAACCATTTTCGCTTCTGCCATTAGGTGCTTGTAAATGATAATTGCGTATGCGTACATATTGCCGAATAATTTTGTATCTAGATTTTGTCATTCTACCAGTAATGGTTTTAGATTCAACAATTGAATCTATATCGTCTGATTTATTTATCCAGCCGTTCATATCGTTCCAGCCTCCTTCCAGTTTTCTCCAGATGCAAGTTGTTTTGAAATGTCTGCCCATCTGCTTCGTGGGATTTCGATGTGTTCTAATTTAAGCACCCCGATAACATTCCAGATGCAATAGGTGTTTGTGGCTTCAATCCAATCCGTAGAGATGACTTTCTTTTTGCTCAGTTTGTAATCGCATTGTTGGATTGACAATTGGATGCCATCAGTCGATAGGCGATAAGCATTTTGTTTGCTATCTAGCCATGTGCGTGAATAAGTGGTGTAATCTTCCATGTTCTGATTTATTATAGTTTATCAAAGATAGACACATTTCCCATATTTGCAAAATAAAAAATAAAATATTTTAACGGATGGAATACTTGCCGACATTAGGCTTTGAGAAACTCATGAAACAAGCATAGCGTACCGCATCAATTCCATGATTAAACGCATCGATTGGTTTATTAGTTACTCTGCCATTTTTGTCCTCGATATATTTATAGTTACGGAACTCCTTAATAAGATTTATGCTACGGCTAGTTATCTGTAACTTGAAACGCCTCATGATATCAATGCCGACATCGATTGAGTCCTTGCCCTTAGTGGCTGGTCTTATGTTCCAACCCATACGATGTATCTCCTCGATACTCTTAGGCTCACCGCTATCTGCCCAGATAATATCCCTGCGGTCTAACCCTAATGATGCGATGTAATTAGCGATGTCGCTATTAGTCATTCCAGTTTTGTATAGTAACTCATCTAATATCAGTCGACCTTGATGCTCGTAAATTCCCACTAATGCCGTTGGGTCATTGGAATAACCAAAATCTAACCCATACGCTTTTAATCTGGCTTCCTTTGGTAGTTCGTTAATTTGATCGTGGCTAAATATTAAGGACCTGCTTTGTCCTCGTTCCCCTAATCCATATACCCTCCAATAGTTCTCATCAATATCCTTTAGCCGTTCTATCTCGTCAACAACAGATTGTTCCAAAAAGGGGTTATCCTTGTAAGTAGTTACGAAAAAATCGCAGTCGCTTCTAGGTAGAACATTCTCGTATAGCCAATGGAACTCATCTGATGGATTGTAATCGACAATAATCCTATCAGTCGTACGCAGGATAAGTTGCCTCCAATCCTCCAAGTTCAACTCATTCGCCTCGTTACAATAGAGCAAATCTCGTTTACGCCCCCTTATCTTTTGTGGCTGGTCCATGCCGATAAACTCGATAAGGTTGCCATGAATCATTAACTCCGCATTCGTTTTGTTGTGGCTACTCTCATCATACATGCCGAACTCGGTGGCTATGTTAATGAAATCCCTCATGGCACTCGCTCGTAACGCAGGATATGTCTTACGGCAGATAGTAATTGTCTTACCAGTATTCTGTCCTATATATCCAAACAAAAGCCATATAAGGATATTATAGGTCTTGCCCGAGCGTGTACCTCCCTGCTCTACTATTATTCGCTTAGAGGACTTCTCAAGGTGTTTAAATACAACATTAGTTTTGACTTCCATTCTCGATTATCTCGATGCGTATAGGTTCGATGCCAGTTGCCATGATTTCAGTACGCTCTACATAGCCTCGATTTTTACCTTTGGTTTTCAGATAGAATATCGTAGCACTTGTATTTTTGTTTTGGATTTGGCTTAGTAAACTAGCCTCCGCTAAGTCAATGCTCATTTCCATTATGTCCTCGACTGCTTTTTTGTAATCAGCATCTTCCTGCATCCAAACATAGTGTTGTGTACGGCTGACATTGGCTTTCTTTGATGCACTAGAAACGATGCCCATACCCTGCTCTAGGGCAGTCAACATCATTTCCTTTTTTTTCTTAGTGGTATCTCGTTCCATATTACAAGAGTTTATCCTTTAATTCGTACTTATCCAGAAAAATAGGTTCGCCACAATGTGGGCATGGAATCTCTACTATCTTGTCATTACCATCGTCATCAAACTGCTTAGATAATGCCTCGTCTTTTTTATGGATTTGTACTGAATCAATAGGCACGATGTTCTGTCCTACGCTATTCTCTAAAAACGATTCTAGGTCAATCTCTGGAAAAAACGCTTGTAGATTCTCACGCTCTTTGATTTCACGCAATTCTTGTTCGAGCATATCCATTTCCCATGTAGCAAACTCAGAGGTCTTGTTATCGGCTATTCGGTACTCCTTAGCCATTTGCTCGTCCATATCGCTAATGATACAAAGGGCTGATTCGTACTTCAGTTGTATTAAGGCTTTATATCTGGAGTGACCCGTAATGATTACATAGTTTTTATCGACTACCAATGGAACATTAAAGCCGTATTTTTCGATGCTCTGGCGTACTACCTCAATCGATTTAGAGTTATTACGAGGGTTTCTCCAGTAGGGTTTGATTCTGGCAAGGGATACTTCCTCTACCTTATTTTTTTTGTTTTTCATAATCTTGTCTTATCTTGATTTGTTTATGTGTTTCCCACGCCTTCTGGTATTCGACATTCATAAAGAGTTTCGAGAATCCAGTAATGTGTTTCAAACGCAATAGTTCATCGGGTTCCATTCCTAATTCGTTACAGATATCCTCGTCTAACCATCCGTTATCGAGCATCTGGAATACCATGTTACTCATGCCATTGACCGAATGTTTCCCTCTGGCTCTATTGTGACGGACTGTGGATGCCATACGATCATTGATATCCTTATTGATTACAACGATTGGTAACATTCCATTGTTGCGTTCCAAAATATCCTTATTCGTTTTGCAAGTAAAGTATCTGTGGAAACCATCTACGATTACATATTTGCCGATGGCTTCATCCCATATGGTAACAACTGGTTGCGTATAGCCATCATGTAGGATGGATGTATAGAGTAACCGCATCTCATTTTTGGCTACGCTATTCGGATTATAGTCATTGGCTTGTACTTCGCCAATAGGCACCCATCTTACAAAATCAATAGGTTGCTGTTTTAATGGACTGAGTTCTTTATGAATCCACTCCCTTAGTTCGTAGACGAAGGCTTCCTTGTAGCAGGATTTTTCGTACTCTGCTTTAATCAACTTGTGTATCGTTTTCATTTTCTAATTTTAATCGTTTGCGTATTTCGTAACATTCCCTTGAGCGGTCAAAATTGGATAACTTGGTATGGCTGATATCATTCGCTACAATAGTTTGCACATGCACCTTGAACATTTTAGTTGCTAGATAAGGCTCATAAATTGCCTCTTGTTGAGCGAACGCCTTGCGGAACTTAGTACGCTCTGCTTCATCTTGTATTAGGTTCTCTAATAGAAAATCTCTATACTCCTTCCAGTCGGCAAACATAAAGGGTAATTCATAAACGAAGAATCCCGTACTACTGCTTTTAACTGCCGAATCAATCCCATGTATTCTAGCACATAGTTTATTGTAATTCTCTGGCTCTACCTCAGCCATGTAGAACAACTGATGGATTGCCGTTTCATGATGCAGGTTTGAGATACGCATTTTGTTGACTGGAATCCCATGTTGATATTGGTAATCGTAAACAAGGTTGTAAGCCAACTTATTATCCAGAATGTATTTCCAGACATCCTTGTAACTCCAATCGTAAATCGGGTAAAAATTATAGTGCCCTTTGGATGCGTTTAATGTTTTGCCCCATGTAATCCATTTGTAAGTTGATGCATTTGTTAACCCCAACAATCGACTAGGACTTTCCTCACCTCGCACCCCTGCGATGTGGATTGCTTTTTCATTAGGGTGATAGT